AGGTATTAATCAAACTAACCAACCGCTACCAACTTGCACAGAAATGTGCGAGTTTTTGGTGGTAAAGGCAATAATGCCACATTAATTAAACTATACAATATTATGTACATCAACGAAAATGGTCAATTCATCAACACAAACTTGACAAGTGTAAACCCTACACAAGCAGAGGTATTACTTCACAAATTCAAATTAGATTGGTCAGTACAAAAGTATCCATTACAATTTTCTACACGTAACCCAAATGGTGCGGAGTCATCATTAATAACCTCTAAACATGACAGCGGTTTCTTTGGTGTTGTAAGAACAGACAATAACGATTGCTTTGGTGCATTCACTGACCAGTACGAAACATTCCAGAACTTAGAACTTGCTGAACTTGTTTTACAAATCTCAGATGCAATTGGTCAACCTATCTCAAATGGTGCTGAATTCAAAGGTGGTAGAAAAGTGATGTTGCAAGTAGATTTAAACCCAGTTAAAATTGGTGACGATACTATTACCAGAAAAGCAACAGCAATCAACTCACATGATGGTTCCACTTCATTAAGATGGGGAACAACTGGAACTACTATCTCATGTGCTAACCAGTTTAGTGCAATTAGCAAAGAGTTAGAAAATGGTGTTAGGCATACACGTAATATGAGAGATGCGATTAATAGGTCTCTACGTATACTGGAGAACATGGAACAAGCGGATAAGTCTTTATTTGAGATATTCTCTTCTATGACTAATTACAAGGTCACCCAAAAACAAGTGAACGAAACCATCAACATGATTACTGGTGTGGATGTTTCATTAGGTGAGGTATCAGCCAAAGAAAAGTTCAGTACCAGAAAACTGAATCAGACATCAGAACTTGTACAGTCTGTAGTAAAAGAGATGTCATACAAGGGTCAGACACTATGGGGATTGTTTTCTGGTGTAACGCATTACACTACGCATAAAGGTGGCTCAGACAGAAGCAGAGAGGAGTCTAAGTACATCGGAGGTCTACAGAGATTAGACCAGAAAGTGTTCAACAAGTTTTCACAACTGGTATCATAGGCTAACTAACCAATACCAACCGCTAATGACTTGCACAGAAATGTGCGAGTTTTTGGTGGTAAAGGGCAATGATGCTCCTTCAATTTAAACTATATAATATGGAAGATGTACAAAAAGTAAGGGACTATGTAGCACTATGCATAGAGGGATTAGAAAAGCATAACTACGCAAAAGTATGTGATGGTTATTTGGGTGATAGTGGTGGTGGAGTTTACGACAATGCTGTTCAAAGACACTCTGGTAAGATTGTGTCTAAACTTGTATCGCTTGGATACATCTACACAACCAACCATGGATTTGGATGCTACGATTGGACATTTTGCAAAGATTTTGAAATTTAAAACTATACAACATGGGATACACTACAGATTTTAGAGGAACATTAGAATTCAACATACCACTTACAAAGGATATGGTTGACACTTACAATGAGTTCAAAGAGAAACGACACGAGGATGGTTATCAGCCTAATGGTAAGCCATCAATATGGTTAGGTTGGGAAATCTATGAACAGGATGGAAAACATTACTTAGAATGGGATGGAGGAGAGAAATTCTACAACTACGTGGAGTGGCTTGAGTACGTAATTAAGTACATCTTCAAAGGATGGGGATTGTTGCTGAATGGTCGCATAGAATGGAGAGGGGAACAATGGGAAGATGTTGGCTACATAGAGGTAGAAAACAGCGAAGTTAAATCTGGTGATTTACAATTCCAATAAAACTATATACTATGGCACAGAGCATAAAACTACACCCAAGAAGATGTTGCATAACTGGAGAAGGTATGGACAGTGGGTATTTAATTAATGATGGTGAGATGTACATTAAGTACGAATCGGATATGATAAAACATATACGAGAGGTAGAAAAGAAAGGCAATCCAGATTACGATGTCCTTGTATCGGAAGGTAGTTTAACTGATGACTTCTTATTACACGATTACTACGAGCATGAATACTACTACTATACAGATTGGGAGTGTCCAGATGATATACAATTCGTAGAGGTTGATGGTGTATTCTATGAAGAAGGTGAAGAAGAGTTCGATAAGTACTACACCTTAGAGTCTGAGAAGGTCACCCCAAATGATGGACTAATCTTAACTGCGACATACATTGACTACTTAAACAAAGATAAAAACTTCAAGCAAGACAGAATTGAGTTCGAATCTTATGACGATGCAGTTAAATGGGCAAAGGAGAATTTTGAGAAATTCAATCCAGATATGATAAATTATAAACTAAAAACAAACTAACAATGTCAAATTTAAAATCACTTACCAATATCGCTAAAGCAATTGCGGAGGAAATGAGCCAACCAGAGAACAGCAAGTATGCTCATTCCAGAGTTAGCAACAACAATTTAATCGCAGAATTTATGGGTTATAAATATTCTGAAGATAACGCTGTAATGACCACTATGAATTTATCTGGTTGGATAGAAATCATGCCTATTGAATCAATGAAATACCATACCGAATGGAATTGGTTAATGCCAGTAGTGGATAAAATAGAGTCCCTAAGAAATAGTGATGGTGATGCATATCGATTTACTATTGACATGTGCAATGTCGATATTGAAAATACCAATATTAATATAACTGGCACACACAAGATTAAGGCAGTTTACCGAGCAATAGTAGAATTTATAAAATATGGCGAAAACTAAAATAGATATGAAGAAAGCAACAAAGTTATGGTTAAAGTTGATGGCAATATGCTACATATTAGTAATACTATTATCACTTACATCATGTAGCAGTACAAGACAATGCAAGAAGTTACCAACGTATGGTTGGTACAAATAATATTACCTACTGGATTGGATGCAGAGGGGTTCGAATCCCCTCTCAGTATCTAAGGCAACTAAGCCTTTTATTTAAACTATATAATATGAATTACAAGATTGGAGACAAAGTACGATTACACGATAGTGGAAACATCAGAGAAGCAATCGTAAAACAAGATGGTGTTGATAGCCAAGGAAGAGTAAGAGTGAGACCAAGTGGATTTCCGTTTGATATCTCAGTCACAACTAAATCAGATCCTAAGAAGTTTAACAATGTTTATGTCATTACTAAAACTATATAATATGCCACAGAATTTAAGACAAAAGGATTTAGCATTAATTACATCCATCATTATAAATGAGGATGTTTTAGGTGGGACAATCTTTCAAACATTCGACAAAGCGTATGCTTTAGCAGAAAAATTTCAAGATAAATTTTCACACGATTTTAATTGGGAAAATCAAGGATTAGATTTTGATGAAGCAATAATATTATTCACTAAAAAAGAATTAGGTATAATATCACCAGACACATGGATACGAACTCTGAGTAAAACAAAAATTACAATTAGATGGGGAGTCGATGATATTCGTTCTCTTGGCTACGAATGTACAGATGAGCAAGGTTTTAAAGTACTGCAAGATGTAGAGAGGTATCATGATGCCAACATAGGTATCAATTGGAATGTAATAGATTGGCATTGCGAAAACCATAAACTAATTAACACTGAAGATTAAAACTATATAACATGGAAGGAAATAGACTAATAGCAGAATTTATGGAATATGAATTAGAAGATGTTTCTAATTTCTCAAATGAGTATACAAAAGGTGGAGAAGTTTGGGTAGCCACTATGTCAAAAGAAGATGACACTCATTTAGGTAGACACCTACTATTTCAAACCTCTTGGGATTGGCTGATACCAGTAGTCCAAAAGATAGAGCAATATTGTGAGGGAGTACCACAAGAGATGCTTAACATTAGTTTGTATAGTGATATAAACGAGGTGCATAAAGCAGTAGTAGAATTTATTAACGAACACAATAAAACTATATAATATGGAGGGAAATAGACTAATAGCAGAATTTATGGAGGTAGAAACCGAGATATTTAATACGGGAATACTTAACTATTATCACCAAGATTTATTTGAAGGTAGTTGGTTTGAAGAAGGAGAGTTGTCTTACAACTTGTCTTGGGATTGGCTAATGCCAGTCGTAGGAAAAATAAGTCGAGATGAAAAGTTTTTTGAAAACGAATACAGAGAGAACCTATTGGATGTAGTTCCTTATGGTCGTATTCAAGATGTCTTTGAAGCAGTAGTAGTATTTATTAAAAACCTTGAGATATGAATTTCTGGAGAGCAAACGCAACTGGTACAGAAGGTCACTGGAATATGGAAAAAGGTGATAGTGATTTGTTGCTTGAAGAAGGGTATTTAGACCATGGTAAGTACGTTTACTATTACAATGCAAAAATGGACGAATGGGAGGTTTGTATGCATGGTCTTTATCATCACATATTTAAATCCTTTAAAGACATGATGGCAAACGAAAATGAAATTGATTTTTATGAATACAATGCAGAACTAACTGAGGAACAAGGCGAGGAGGTAATCACAAATTCTAAAGGTCACCCCCGACAATATTAATAACAATTAAAACTAAACAACATGAAAGTACAAATATCACAACGAGTAGTATACCACAAATATTCAGAAATAGAAATAGAAATAGACCAAGATGAATATGAACAATGGAAATTAGCCAATGGGGAGTACGATGACCTTGAAGACTATTTGCAAGAACACGTAGACCTATGGGAAGAAAAGATATTAAATGCACACGACAATGCAGAATTACAGGTTAACAGTGGTATAAGAAACTATGATGGTCTGAGTGATGCCGAAGTAGATTGGGAATTGAGATACGATTGTGAAGAATTAAAAACTGGGGGACATTTATAAATGAAATATAGAACCCAAGAATGGATTTTTCAAATTCAGATATTATCATGGATAGTTACAATAATATCCATGGTAATATACCATCTAATAAAGAACTATTTATAAACAAAAACAGATAATGAAAAACAAGCAACAAGTATTTTATAGTGTGAGCAAAGCAGTAATCTATGGACAGTTAATGTTAGAAGCATTAGACGATGTCAAAGAACTGCCAATGTTTAAGCAGTCTCTAAGGTTTAAGGTAAACCAAGCAGAAAAACAATTAGAAAAAGAACTGGAAAAATATATAATTGCCTTCGCTAATGAGGATGAATCATTTTATATGAACATTCAAAATCACATAGATAATTTAGTTAGTAAACTTTCAAGTTTAAGTTTAGAGGAACTTCCATTAGTAGGTAAAATTATAGATGAATACATCGAAGATAAAGACCATTGGAAAGAGAATCTTGTACTACAATTTAAACAACTAAATTCATAATTATGGCAACTAATATTAACATGGGTAAATTTTTAAAGAGCAATGTCCTTGACACGATATCTAAGAAATATAAATTTGACCCAGAAAGGTCTTTGCCTTATCTAAGTGAAATAACACGACAACTTCAGCAAGTCCAAGATTTAGTAGATGAAACAACTATGTACATGAACTATGTGCGTGAAATAAAAGGTCGTGAACTTATTGATGAATTCGTAGCAAGACAAGGGAGTGTAGAATTGGACATTGAATATCCTTTCAATGAAGGTGATGATTACTGGACTATTGAAAATGGTAAGATAGTATGGTCATGTTGGGATGACCAAAGCGAAGAACTTTATAGAGAAGGTTATACAAGTGAATATTTTAAAACAGAATCACAAGCAAGAGATTTTTTAATGCAAAAAACTATAGGAGATGAGTCTAAGTAAAAAGGATCAAGAATTAAAAATGCAGATAAAAGAAATGTTTCCGAAAGGAACACCAGACGAATTTATAAGCAATATGTTCCACAGTCTGAGAGGGAAACAGATGCTGTGGGATTGCTTTAGCGTGAACGATAGTAAAAGTTATGTTCGGAAGTTTACAGATTAAATTGTACTTTAGCAATGTCGGACGATGAACGAAGGTAAAACAACAAAACAAATTAAATTTAGATGAAGATGAGTACAGTAAACCACGATATAGAAATTATTTGCGATGCAGTAGCAGTCGTAACAAAAGCAGACCCAATGGCAAAAAATAGACTAAGAGAAAATGTTGATGCCAGACGAATAGTTTATAAGGTGAGTAGAGATATGTTGAATCTTACCTACATTAGAATTGCAAAATACTTTGATAAGAATCATGCATCAGTACTACATGGATTAAAACATTTTGATGCTTTATTTGAGACAGACAGAGACTTCAGAAATAATTACAACGCAGTAATGCAAGTGATTTCAAGTGTAGAGTTTGATAGCAACATAATAGACAGCCAAGATGTGCTTGTCGATTACGTGAACCTAAAGACCGATCATGTAGATGTTAAACAGAAATATGAATCACTACTTAGATCACTTCATCATAAAGTGTTAGAGAAGGTAGATGACTTATTTAAGCCTATACACAACGATACTTTACATAAAATAATGGCTGACGACAACTGTTCACGTGATTTACAGAAACATTTGCACAGTATACTTGTTTTAAAACTTGAAAACCCTTAAATTGAGGACGTTGTAAATTGTATTAAACGACTAGTACCAAAGTTAACATGAATGCCTATACGCTTAATCGCTGAAACCTTGTTAACCACAATGAAGTGAGACCGAAAAACTGCTCACAATTATTAACTAAAAATGAAACTAAATAATAAGAAAAGACCAAGCCGTTCACAAGAAATGTTCCGTAAAAAGGCATATGAATTACTTCAAATTCCAGAGGTTCCCACAACAGAAGTTTGTCTGTACATCTACGGAACCAAAGCAAAGAAGAGTACGTTGAATCAAAAGAAGACTGGTGTCTCACCATTATTTTTCGAAGAATCATGCAAAATCATAGAGTACTATGGTGGTGTTTCTGACAAAATAGATGCCATAATAAACGGATAGAATAACTAATATCCACAAAATACATACTATTTAAAAAAACCTTTCTATGAATACAGGAACCTTTCGCTCCTTACTGGAGCAAGTTATTACCCTATTGGATGATGGAACTATTTTAAACTATGGTAAGAAATTTTCAAACCTTACCATTACTTCCTACAGACAAGTGTATAATCAAATGTCTACCTATAACTTTAACTTTGATATAGAGAGTTTAGACCTAAATAATGTTACCAATAGAAAGGATAGACTGAAGGTCACCCGAAATTTACAGAGCCATGTAAACAAATACCTCAACATGATGTTAGATGATTGCAAACATCACAACACCAGAAAGACACATCTTAAAATAATAAGAACTACGCTAAAAAAAGCAGAGGTACATTATGGTTATTTGTTTCCTTCTTTACAGAGCATGAGAGAATTGCAGACTGAGGTAATTGCTTTGGATCCTACACAAGTAGAGTTAATACATAGTAACCCTCCAGAAAAGGAACTTGAAGACGTATGGTATTACACCAGACTAATGTTATATTCTTGCATGAGAGTAAGTGATTTGGTAAACTTTCAAGCATCATCTGATGGAAGCGTAGTCACTATAATAACTAAGAAAGGAGTAGGTGCTATATCATCTTTCTACCTACCAGAAGATGTTCGTAAATTCTTAGAAGGTAAAGGATCATTTGCACATTCTCAACAACACTTTAGAGTTCAACTTAAAACCTTGTTGAAGTCTTACAAAGAATTACATGAAAAGAAAATAGTATATACATACGACCACAATGGAAACCCTATCCATGAATCAAGATTTTTGTATGATATAATAACTCCACATAAACTAAGGGCAAGTGGAATTACCTACCATCTATCTAAAGGATTGAGTGAGATAGAGGCAAGGAATATAAGCGGACACACTAATGGTTCGACAGCATTTTATAGGTACGTAAAGCATTCAAACACAGCATCTATAGAAAAACAGAAGCAATATTCTCTCTGATAAATAGCAGACATTACAATTTCTTATATGTTTACGAATGTTAATAAGTTGACAAGTTGTTAACAGTACTATCGTTCAAGTAGTGAATAATTGTCATACCTTCACTTTAAATTACCACGACATGAAATACAAAACAAAAAGATGGTCAGATTTGACTACGAAAACAGGGAGATTATCCATGACCGTAAGAGATTTTCTCTAAGGGATTTTAAACTATTTATGCTTACCTATCACGAAGATATCTGCATGGATAGGAGGATAAAGGACTGGCGATTTGACTGGGAATCAATATTATTTCACGCAAGAAAATACTACATAATTAACTTTTATTTAAACAATTTAAAAAACTCAAATGAAACTGAAACGAAAACTAAAAAAAACATCAATAGGTAGAGGAGTCAACATCGTACCTTGGATTGAAAGATTAAACTACTTTAACGACTACTTTAGGAATGAAGGTTACACCCTTCAAACTGAGATAATTGAGATGAACGATAGTATTATCGTTATGAAAGGTGTGGTGTTTAACGCTGAACAAGTGATTGTGGCTGATGGTGTAGCACACAAGAAAGCAAACGAACCATTCTCTTATCAAAAATGCCAATCTGGTGCATTGAATCGTGCATTATTTATTCTTGGAATCGTAGACTCTGGAGAAGATTCTATTATGGACGAAGACGAAGCCAAGGAACTCCATAGAAATAAAGCAACAAGCGGATCAGATATATACCAATCTATGTTGGCATATGTAACTGTAGATTATAACGCTGTAGAGAAAAGAATACCCGCTAACAAATCGCTTTTGACCAGTGAACAGATTAAGGAATTGAAATCTTTAATCAATGCCGAGAAATCTAAAAAGGCTATCGCTCAAGCACAGAAATAAGCAAATAATCACATAAGGGAGGTCGCAAACCGACAACAATTTAAGTAAAGGCAAAAACTTTTACCAGACCTCCCTTTATCAAAAAACTAATGATGGAAAGAGGAGTTACAGAGAAGAAATCTACTAGAATAACTTTTAGACTTACCCCTAGCGAGGTTCATAACCTACACTATATAAGTCAATTACAAAATAAAAACATTTCAGAGATAATTAGAGAAGCACTTAAAAAAACCTGTAAAATATGAGCAAAATAAAAAGAATACCAACAGCGAACTTACCATATGCTGAGTGGGTTAACCTAAGAAAAACATTAGTATATAAAGGAATGGTTGGAGGATCTGATGCCTCTACCCTATTAGGACTAAATCCTTGGACATCTAAGATTACAAGATGGAATCAATCTGTAGGAACTGCCAACATGAAAAACATAGACAATGAAATAATGTTTCATGGTAGACTATTAGAAGATTATGTTGCTGATCTATGGCAATACTGGACTGGTGACCCTATAGAAATGATAGACAACTACCAGAGTAAAACTAAATTAAGAAAGTCTATCAGAAGGAATTCAATATTCATTAATGAGAAGTATCCTTTTCTGTTTGCTAACATTGATAGGCAGATAACAAAACATGATGAAATGTCTGGAAGAGGTGTCTTGGAAATCAAAACCATTTCTGGATACAATGCAGACAAATGGGAAGGTGGGATACCTCCTTACTACATAGCACAGATTCAGTTGTATATGCTTGTTCTTGGATACGACTACGGACAGTTTGCCTTCTTAAAGGATGGTAGACATATGGATGTATTTACTGTAAAGGCTAATCAAAATATTCAAGAAACTATAATTATTGAAGGAGAGAAGTTTTACAACAGCGTACAAGAAGCGAGAGGTATTATTGATATTGAAGAAGTTCAAGCAAATTCAAATGATGCTTACAGACTTATCTCTCACTTGGAGCCAGATATTGAGAGTGAATACAAAGTAGATTTAGACCAATTCTTATCCTTTAAGCACAAGGCAATGTTGGATAGAGTTAAGATAGACTCTAACGAAGAGATGGTGGACTTAACTCGCACGTACATACAACATAGAGATGACGAGAAGATTGCGAAAGCATGTAAGCAATTAGCAATGCAAGAATTAAAACAAATACTACTACACAGAGGAGCAAATGAGATAGACTTTGGTGATAGTGGTAGAATCGTTTGGGGAAAGACCTTTAACGTAAGATATAAAGATGCAAAAATATTAAACTTTTAAGATGACTTTATTAGATATAAAAAAGGGTATAATTAGAAACCTAGCAGTAAAAAACCCTCATACCCTAGAGGTTGACCCTGTGTTGGAAGGTAACTCTTATTTCGGGTTATGCATTTTTGTAGGTGTGTCAAGGATGTTCAACTTCTCTTTAGAAGAGATACAAGATTTTTTACGTGAGCCAATGGATCACTGTGAGTTTCTTGAAGAAAAATTCCTATCAATATTAGGCACATACTTCAACACAAAGAAGCCAAGCCTAACAACGAAAGGTTTTTACACTAAAACTAATCTAATATTAAACTTTATCAGACTTGAGCATAGAAAGACAGTTTCTCTTGCTGATATAATTAAAGAAAAAATCAAATGAATATAACTGTACTCGGACAAGTAAAATTTGTGTCAGAACCTAAAGCAGTAAAAGGAACTGATGGTGAAGACCATTCCTTTATGACTCTATGGATAAAGACTTTAGAGGACTCATATATTGCTGTAAATTGTTGGGATAAACTAATAACCAAAGCACTTTCATTTGAGTTAGGAGAGATTATCACACTTGATTGTAAAATTGAGTCACATAGAAACAAAAAGAACCCTACGCTATTCTATCATAAAATATTACTAAGGTGATTAGGTCTACAACAATTATATATGAAGTACTAAGGAAACATGACTTGTCTCCTTTAGCATACATGTTGTGTGATTTAATATACAAATACACATCAGTCGATGGGTTTTGCGATAAAACATTGTCAGATTTAGCCGAGGAATTAAACTCATCGTCCAGAACTATGAGTAGATATATGACAGAGTTATCAGACAAAGGAACTGTTGAAAATATAGGAACTAAAGCACACCCGAAGTTTAGAACAACTCCTCTTTGGTTTAGCGTTGCAGTTTCAGACAGTAATGCAACTATATCTCTTGAATATCAAAAAGTATGTGGTGAAGTTATATCATATCTGAATGAGAGATTTAAGCATAAATACAATCCAAGAACTTATGAGAAGAGATTTAAAAGCATCTTATCTAAAAAGTTTGATGGTGAGTTAGTAACAGGATCACAAATGGTAGATGTATTTGTGTGGTGTAAAGAGAATTGGAGTCAAAAGTATCAGTCCTCTGTTACTCCAGAGGTAATATTTGGTAACAAATTCGTAGAGAAGTACCTAATACAATATAAAGAGTGGGAGACAACTAATAAGGTCACCCCCAACAGAAGAAACGTAGCAATAATATGAGCGATAATTTATCTAAACTGCAAGATATTGGCATTGAAGTCAATGGAAATAGTAACTCAGAACCTCAAAAGACTAAATGTCCTAAGTGTTCACACGACAGAAGAAAGAATAAAAGTGAAAAATGCCTTAGAGTATGGGTAGAAACAGGAACTTATTACTGTCATCACTGTGGAGACAATGGGTCTGTAGCAGAGTATGAGACTAAGTATGATATGCCTGTAGTAAAAGCATCGCCACTTAGTGATAAGGTGTTAAAGTTTTTCAAAGATAGAGGCATCAATGACACTACCATAGAATACTTTGGAGTAACAGAAGGACATGAATACATGCCTCAAGTTTCTGCTGAAAGACCTGTTATACAATTCAATTATATAAGAAAAGGTAGAAGAATCAATATTAAATTTAGAGACTCACAGAAGAACTTTAAACTTAATAAGGGATCTGAATTGATTATGTATGGTCTTGACTTAATTAAACCTGCAACTTGGTGTATAATAACAGAAGGAGAGTTTGATGCAATGGCTTTTTACGAGGCAGGGTCACAGCAAAACAGACTTATGTTTGCTTGTTCTGTACCTAACGGAGCATCAACAGGAAACCAAAACCTCACATACTTAGATAATAGTATTGATGAGTTTGAGAATAAAGAAAAAATATACCTGGCTGTTGATAATGATGCACCAGGAATTAAATTAAGAGATGAATTATCGAGAAGGCTAGGGAAAGAAAGAGTTTGGTTAGTAAGTTTTCCAGATGGATGTAAGGATGCCAATGATGTTTTACTTAAGCATGGGTCAGAAGTATTAGTCAACTGTATAGACCAAGCAAAACCCTTTCCACTAGAAGGTGTAAGTAAAGCATCAGACTCTCGGTCTGAAATTCACAACCTATACAACCATGGGATGCCCAAGGGAGATACCATTGGATACGAAAAGTTTGATCAGTTAATGTCTTGGAGACCAGGTGAGTTTACTCTTGTAACAGGTGTTCCTGGACATGGTAAATCTAGTTTTGTTGACCAGGTCGCTATAGAATTAGCAAAAAAAGGAAGAAAGTTTGGAATATTCTCTGCTGAGAAACAACCAATTAAAGTCCATGTTGCTGAACTGATTGAAAAGTATTCTGGTAAAAGATTTGGTAAAGGTTCTATAGATAATTTACAGCCAGAGGAATTAGACCCCGCTATTGATTTTATAAACGACCACTTCTTTTTTATAAACCTTAAAGACAACGATCTAACTGTAGATGGTATACTTAATAAAGGAAAGGAGTTAGTTAAAAAACTTGGTATCGACTTTTTAATTATAGATAACTGGGCATTTGTAGAGCATAAGATTGAAAGAGGAATGAACGAGCATCAGTATACAGGGATGCAATTATCTAAGATAAAGATATTTAAAGAGTCATTTGATTGTGGTGTAGTATTAGTTGCTCACCCTCAGAAACTAAAAAAGGAGAATGGGAAGGTAGAAGTCGCTTCAGGTTACAGCGTAAGTGGCTCCTCCCATTTCTTCAATAAAGTAGATAATGGTATTACTGTTTATAGAGATTTTGAGAAAGAACTCGTAGAGGTACATGTATGGAAAGTTAGATGGAGATTTACAGGTAAGACAGGTATGCAAGAGTTTAAATATAATCTAACAACAACGTGTTATAATGAGCATGATGAGAACGGACATGAAACGTCACCAGGGCAATTCCCTAAGTTCAAAGGACAATAATCAAAACCTACACAGAGTGTCTTGGACTTCTAATAAATGGGGAGGCAAGATAGGTAGGCAAGAGAAATTTGATAGCGGAGAACTTTTACGTCTCGCTAACATAGATGAGATTGTTCCTGGCAAAGAAGATTATTTCATGAGACCTAATGCATATGGACAAGAATATTATTTAATCTATAATGGATTTGATAAATCAACAGAGTACAAGGACATAAAAAATTTCGTAAAGAACAAGATGATTTATGTCTATAAAGAATTTAATAAATATGGCAAACACTAATAGAAATAAAGGACACAATTACGAAAGACAATTGGTCAAAGACTTTAAAGAATTAGGATTTACAGACTGTGTAACTTCTAGATATGGGTCTAAGATGTTAGATGATCAAGGAATTGATTTGATGAACACAGGAGATTTTGTAGTACAAGCAAAATGTTACAAGAGAAATCCACAGTATAAGAAAGTATTAGCGGACATGGTTATAAAGCCAACAGATGTCCCTATTATCTTTCATAAAGCACCAGGAGGTAAAGAATATTGTATTCTACACAAAGAGGATATGATGGAACTTATACAGATGTTGATTAGTAATAAGATTATTAATACACCATAGGTAAAATTTAAGGGGTGTAACTGTCAGTTTTTTAAACTTGGTCGTTGCGGAACGAAGCAGAGCATCCCTTTTTAAGAAGAAACTGAAAAAGTCCTGAAATATTTTCAGGCGAGAAGTATAAAAACTTCTGAATATATATAACACTTTAATTATTTAATTATGTCAAATTCATTAGAATTACAAGGACGCATCAAAAACATTTCAGATGCACAAACCATTCAAACTCAAAAAGGAGATATTGAAAAAAGAGTATTAACAGTTGAACTTGGTGGAGACACTCAGTATCCTGTAGAATATCCTGTTGAGGCAATTGGTGCTAAAGCAAACCTATTTAGTGCGTACAAGAACGGAGACGAAGTATTAGTTTCTATTAACCTTAGAAGTTACAGAGACCGTAATGGAGAGTTAAGAACAGCAAATGCTAACGCATGGAAGATTACTTATGCAGATGGAAATATTCCAAATGGAAAAGCGAAATCTCATGAGCAGAAAGTTGAAAACTTCGTTAATGGAAAAGCAGAAGAAGTATCTGACTTACCATTTTAATAATGGATACTAGAGAAAAAATAGAGAGGGTTGGTGCGGAAATCATCAGCCTTCTCATCTCTAAAAACGCTGACTATGGTGATAGTGCTACATCACCGATAAAAGTTTTTGGAGAGGGCAATGCAGTAGTTTCTTTATGTGCTAGAATTGACGATAAATTAAGTCGAATTAAGCAGAAAGGGATATACGATAAAACTGAAGACACTGTTAAAGATCTTACAGGCTACCTAATCCTTTTATTGATTGCTTTAAAAGATCAAAAACAGCCAGTAGAAGATATGAAAAATAGAAACAAACCTTTTAGAGATCACTCTGGATGGTTTACAAATCACACTTAAACTATAAAACATGGACCATATACACAACGCAATTGATAACGATATCTTTGCACATTTTAGACAAGAAAAGGCAAGAGAAGAAGAGGCAATTCAATTATTAAAAGACAACGGCTACATTGTTTACAAAAGATCAACAAAAAGCCCTAGGATTTACGAAAATTTAGGTGTCTCTAAGAAAATACAATACTCTGAAATATGAAAGAATCATTAGTAGATGCAGCCTGGACATGTGGATGCGGCTCATTAAATGCAGGATCTAGAGAAACATGTGGCGGCTGTAATAAGTTATCTGATTAATTTATCCTTTAATAATTCAAACATTTCCATCACTCTGTATTTTACTAAAATGTCAGAGTGATATTTTGTATACTTTTCTAGCATTTGTGGTGCTTGAGTATCCTTGTAATGTGCTGAAATAGTGTGGTCGTTCTGATACATCAGTTCTCTCATGTCAGCATCCGGAACACCAAGTATAGATCCTGA